GGACGAGCTGACCGACGAGCCGCGGGAGGAGAAGACATGAGCGTTCTCTGGTTCCTTCTCGGCGGCGCCGTCGCGTCGGTCTCCGTGCTCGTTGCTTTCGTCTGGTGGCTGCGCGACTACAAGCCGATGGGCTACTGATGATCTTGGAGTGCCGGAACTGCGGGGCGAGCAATTCGGCGAAGACCAACGGTGCGCAGTGTCGCTACTGCCGGACCTACCATCTCGATAGCACGGAGCCGTTTCTGGTCTCGATCACAGTTCGTCCGCCACCAGATCTCCAGGACGAGTTCCTCGCGCTGCGCCAGTTCATCGTGCGGAATGGGCACGTGGTGGAAAACCCATGGTACAACCCGCCGCGTCGAGCACCTCCGCCTCCGCTGCCACCAAACCCTGGCGGAAAGCTGGTCAGCCGCTAGACTTCGGCTCGGCCGCCGAGGGGCCGCCTGAGCGGCGGTGTCCTGGCCCGCAATCTGGTTTCGAGCGCCGGATCGGCGGCCACTGCGTCAGCCCGATTTGGTAGGGTTCCGAGCGGTGAGGTTCAACGTCACAGTCGAGGACGTCCAGCTCAAGGCGAAGATTCGGAAGCGCCAGCTCGAGGACGGCGCCATGGTCGAAGAGGAGCACACCGGCCGCGTCGTGCAGTGCAAGGCGTCGAAGGGCGGCAAGGTCTTCTTCGTCGGGCTCTACCTGGAAGACCCTACGCCTGAGGTCGGAGCCAAGATGGCGTTGCACTGGTCCAAGGGTCGTGCGAGGCTCATCGAGCGATGATTCCTCGGCCCTTATGCAAATGCGAGCGATGCACTGCAATTCACGCTGCGCAGGCGCTCATGTTCGCGGCGATGGCTGACATCGAGGTCGGGCCAGCTCCGGTGGGTGACCGCATCTACGTGTCTCTTCTGGTGAACAAGGTTAGTGCCTCGCCCCGCGAGCCTCTACCGGCGCACTTCATGCCGCAACCGCTCGAGCGAGTCTGACGTGACCTGGAAGGTCGGGGCCGACCCCGATCGGCCAGAGGAAGCGATCTCGTTCTTCCAGTCGAAGTTGCAGCTCACCGACTATGAGTTCAACCAGCTCGACGAGCGCTCGAAGCACTTTGCGTTCTCGGCTGCTGGGGCCTCGCGCCTCGACCTCGTCTCGGACCTCTTCAACTCTCTGAACGCTGCGCTTGCGAACGGCACGACCCTCGAGCAGTTCAAGGAGGAGATCGGCGCCAAGATGACGGAGGCGTGGGGGCATCCGGACGGAGCTCGGATCGAGAACATCTTTCGCACCAATTTGCTATCGGCCTACTCGGCCGGGCGGTGGGTCGAGATGACGGACCCCGCGGTTCTCGCCTCCAGGCCGTACGGTCGCTTCTCAGCCATCATGGAAAGCCGGACCTGCGCGATCTGCGGTCGGCTCAATGGGACGGTGCTGCCGCTCTCCGACAGCTGGTGGCAGTTCAACTCGCCGCTGATTCACTACCAATGCAGGTGCGAGATTGAGAACCTGACCGAAGCGGAGGCGAAGGGCACCGTCGCAGATCGCGGGCCGGATGTGAAGGTCTCGCCTGGATTCGGCCGGCCGCCGATGATGCTGCCATGGGCTCCGGAGCTCGACACCAAGCCGCCCGACGTCGCGGCCATCTACCTGGCCCGCCAGCGCCGAGAGAAGCCACCAGAGCTGCCGCCACCTCCCCCTCCCGCGGTGAGGCTGCCAGAGGTGAACCGCCTGCCGCCCAAGCCGCTCGAACTCCCGCCACCTCCAGTCAAAGACTACCGAGCAGAGGTGCTGCGCGACGTCGAGAAGGAGATCGTCGACCGCAAGACTGAGCGAGCCGTCGTGGTTGGGCCCGAGGGCGGCGTGCGGATCGACAAGGTTGGCACCAAGAATAGCGTCACATTCACTGAGGCCGAGGTGGAGAAGATGTGGGACGCGATCCTCACGCACAACCACCCGAGCGCGAGCTCTCTCTCGCCAGACGACATCAAGCTGGCGATCACCGGCAACCTCAAGGCCGTGCAGGCCATCGGCCGTTGGAAGGATGGGGACGGCAGCGCGACCAGGTACGAGATGAGACGCGGGGAGCACTGGCCGAGCTGGGCCATCGTGCGCCGGGCCATGGAAGAGGTCGAGCCGGACGTCAAGCGGCACTGGGATGCTGAGATCGCGGCGCTCACAGACAGGCTGGGCAGCCAATGGGCGAGCGACAAGGGTGACGCGCTAAAGCCAGAGTTCGAGCAACTCTACTCCAAGGCGAACCACGACCACTACCACATGGTGTGGACGCGGGTTGTCGAGAAGCTGCGGGAGCACAACTGGGACGTCACCTACGAGCGGACCGACCACGCTTTCTAGGCGGTGGGGAGTAGATCGGCTTGCCCTCATAGTCTTTGTCGATCTCGAGCGGGTAGGTGACCTCGAGCGGCGGGAGCGGCGGCAGATTCACGACAGGCTTCTCGGATGGCTTCACTCGATTCCCTCCTTCTCGGCGAGCTGCTCGTTCGCGGCGTTCATGCTGGCGACGTACTCGTTGAACCTGTCGGTGTCGAACTCGGGATGAGCCTTCAGCCACTCGACGTGGTCGGCGTAACCGGGGAGCCCTGCGACGTGTGTCGGATGCAGGCCGAACTCCTTCGCGGCCCATTCCAGCGGGACCCAGTAGTCGGAAGCGGCCTGGGCCCCGAGGTCGGAGAGCGCATCGGCCAGGCGGTCGACCAGGGCTCGCCCGACGTCGAGCAGTGGCTCGAGCTTCGCGACCCGAGCCTTCAGATCCTCTCTCTCGGCCAGGAAGTGCTCGCACTGGGCGCGGGTCGATGCGAGCAGCTCCTCAAACCGCTCGATCCGCGCGTGTTGCTCACCGTGGCGTCGCGTCAGCTCTGCGAATGGGTCGCTTGTCTCTGTCATTTGCTCAACCTCCAGATACTGGGCAGCCGCACGATACCAGACAGGCAGTCTCCGCAGCCGCTGCGGCATCGATCGTTGTCGTCACCGGCCCGACGCCCATCGCCGGATTCCCGTCGATGAACACGCACCAGTCAGTACACTGTCCGAGCGAGCCTCCCTGCGCCTCGCAGGCTGCAACGCACGAGAGTCCGCCGTCGATTTCGGTTGCGTAGACCTGCTGGTAGGCCGCAGCGCATCCGGACGAACAAGAGCTGGTGCAGGTCTGCTGCCCGGCATCAGGTGGAGCGAGCTCGCCTGCGTCGATTGGCTCGGCTGGCGGTCCCGCGTGTTCCTGGCCACCGTCCGGACGAGGATCGTTCGGCGCCGGCGGGGCTTCTGCGCCGCAGGCAGTCACCACGAGCGAGAGCGAGAAAAGGAGACACCCGGAAGCCGCCTTCGTCTTGGCGCTCATAGCTCCCCCTCGGCCAGGCGCCTCATGGTCTCGTGCTCGAAGCGGCAGCGCAGGCAGCGATACTTGCCGTCGTCGCAGGGCGCGGGGTCCGTGTGCACCGCATCGCAGTCCGAGCAGAGACACTCCGGCTCGGGCTCGGGGTCGCGCTTCCGCTCGTAGTCCGCGCGCTCTTCGTTGCGCTCGAACTCGCGCTCAAGGCGCTCCTCGCGGTCCCACGGCAGCTCATCGAATCGGCTTGGCATTGCGTTCTCCTTTTGCCTGGCGGCGGTTCCATCCGTCGACCTGAGACAAGAATAAGCAGAGCCGCGACCTGTTGTCAACTGGTAGACGGCTACGGCTCTAGTGGAAGCGGGCGAAGCGTCGATGGGTCGAAACAACTGTCCTCGTAGAATCGGTCCCCGACCTTCCAGCACTCATCGTCGTTGCTGAGACCCTTGATCTTGTCGCCGCACCGCGCGCAGCGCTTCGCAGGGTAGGTGATCCGCACGCGCACTGGGCAGTCGCCTTTGTGGGATGGGATGCAGCCGCAGGCCGGCCAGCCGAAGCACCCGCTGTGGTAGGGGCCGATGACCTCGAGGCTCCCGTTGCTCACGGTGACGGGTTCGCCGCACTCCTCGCATGGAACATCCCACGTTCGCGTGCTGTCGTACTTCTCGCGACGCGACACCCGGCCATCTGGCCGATCCGGGCCGAACTCGACGCAGGCGGCGCAGCCGATCGCCGGACCGGGACCGTGGCGACAGCCGTCAGCGGGGCTTTTCTTTTCCACGGAACACGCTGCCATCTTCGTTCGGAATGATGCGCAAGCCGCTGCCGGCGCGTCGCCATTTCACGAGCCCGAGTCGCACCCAGCGATAGATCGTTTTCATCGTCACTCCCTCGCGGGAAGCGGCGATCTTCGGAACGATCCCGATCTGCGTCGGATCGTCTGGCTTCAACGTCTGGCCCACGCTGAGCAGACGGGTTGGCGGCTGACCATCGGTGGGTTGAAGAGATCACAAGTGTACCCTGTGCGCAAGAGCCTAGATCTGGGAACCCTCGGTCTGTCCGATGCTCGACCCAATTCAGACCCAGCGCTCGCGGCTCGACGCTCTCATCGCATGCACTGCGGTGGGGCCAAGCGCCGAGCTCGAAATGCTCGCCGCTGAGGGTCAGCCGGACGCAGAGGGCCTCGTTCCAGGCAAGGCCTTCCGGATCTTCAAGTACGGAAAGGTTCCCACCGAGAAGGGAGTCTTCAACGTCCCGCCCGAGGTCGGCAAGCAGATCGCTTCCGCCTGGGAGGACCGTGGGAACGACATGCACATCGACTGGGAGCATGGTCTCGTGAAGACCCCTCCCGGTCAGCGCATCCGCACGGCGGGGTGGTGTCGCGTCGAGAGCAAGCCCGACGGCCTCTATGCCGTCAACGTCCGGTGGACGAAGGAAGCCTACGACGCGCTCCTCTCGCGCGAATACAAGTACCAGTCGCCGCTCTTCAACCACACCGAGGATGGAACGGTGGTTGGCCTGGAGAACGTCGCGATCACCGTTGACCCGGCAACGTGGAACGTCGGGACGATCTCCGCAAGCAGTGTCCCGGCCGCGCTCTCGGCCACAACCAAACCGAAGGAGAAGCCCATGAAGAACAAGCTCGCGAAGTACCTCAAGTCCAAGATGGAAGAGCACGAGCTGTCCGCGGACGAGCTGGCGAAAGAGTGCCGGATGACGACCGAGCGGCTCAACAAGCTCGCGAGCGGCGAGGAGACACCGGACCAAGAGGAGATGTCGCGCCTCGCCAAGTGCCTGCGCGTGAAGGGCGAGCACATGAGCAAGCTCGCCATGAGCGAGGAGCCGAGCGAGAGCGAGGTCGAGAAGACGTACGATATTGCCGACAAGACCGCGGAGAAGCTCGCCGCCAAGAATGCCGAGAAGGACGCGCTCGCCGCGAAGGATGTCCCGGTCAAGGGCGCGGACGAGAAGCCCGCCGGGTTCCCCGCCAAGCTGACCGCGCTCGCCGCGGCGATCACGGACCCCGCTGCGAAGGGCGAGCTGATGGGCGTCATGGCCATGTTCGAGGGCGTCTCATCGCTGACGAAGACAGTCGAGGCTCTCTCGGCTCGCCTTGAGTCCCAGGAGAAGACGCGGACCGAGGACGAGAAGTCGCGGCTCCTCGAGGATGGAGAAGCGAGCGGCCAGATCCCGCCGGCGATGGTGAGCTGGGCTCGCGAGCAGCCGATCGAGACGCTTCGGTCCTTCCTGTCGGTTGCACCGAAGGTTGGCCCCGGGCGGCAGGTCGCTCGGCAGAAGTCCACCGCCACCGCCAGCGGCGCTGGTGCGCGGACCGCCACCCTCTCGCGTGCGGCGCGCGAGGTCGCCGAGCTCCGCGGCAAGACCCCGCAACAGGTGCTCAAGGCGCACGAGGAGCGGCTCGAGCGCGACGAGAAGAAGCGCCAGGAAGAGTTCGACGCCTAGCCGCGTCGCATCCGCCAATCCCCTACAACCCAACAGGGTTGAGACCTGTGGTCTCAGCCAAGCCAAGCGAGGTCAAAGATGTCGGCAGCCACCAGCTCACGCGATACGACGGAGTTCAGCAACGAGGCGGTCCCGTCGCAGTACAGCTATCCGGTCGGCGCCAACACCCAGCTTTATGCGGGGTGCCTGGCGATCCTGAAGGGCGGCTATCTCTACGACCTCTCCGACCCGAACACGGACGGCGTTGTCGCGGGGGTCGTTGCCAACCCGATCCACACCGACCAGCTGGACAACCTGACGGGCAGCCCGTTCGAGCCCGGCACCGCCGGCGCTTTCAACGTGTGGGTCGCCCAGGGCGTGTTCGACTTCGCCAACAGCTCTGGCGCGGATGCCATCTCGACGAGCAACGTCGGGCAGAAGTGCTACGCCGTCGACGACGAGACGGTCGCTCTCACCTCGGCTGGTGGCACGCGGCCGTTGTGCGGGAAGATCGTGAACGTCGACCCGGGTGACGCCGGCCTCGTGAGCGGCGCAAACCACGGCGGACAGGTCCAGGTGCTCATCGGCTTCGTCAATGAGTCCGACGAAGGCGGGACCTTCGCGATGATTGCGACCAACTCGCTGCTGGCCGGACAGCCGGTCATGCTCGACACCGCGCATGCCAACCAGGTCGTGGCGGCCACCGTCGGTGCGGTCTGCATCGGCATCGTTCAGAACTCGCCCGCGGCCGGAGGTTACGCAAAGGTGCGGTACTCCGGCGTCGGCATCGTGAAGGTTGCGACGTCGATCACCGTCGGAATGCTGCTCGAGGCGGACGGCACGGTCAGCGCCAAGCAAGCCGTGGCGACCACCGTGTCCGGCTCCGCGACGACCGGCGGCAACATTCTGGGCCAGGCGCTGTCGGCCGGTTCGAGCGGAACGATTCAGATCTTCATCCAGATCGGCGGATGCACGCCGGGCACCAACGCGTAAGGCCACGGAGCTTCGCACCCAACCAGGGGGCTCCGCGCCCCGCAAGGAGAGGTACCGCCCATGATTCTCGTCCCCGAAGCTTTGGACATCTTCTTCTCGGATCTCCAAAGCGACTTCAACGACGGCTACAAGAACGCGCCGAGCTACTTCGAGAAGTATTCGCGCGTGAAGCAGAGCAAGGGACGTGACAGCCGGTACGGCTGGCCGGATCGCTTGCCGAACTTCCGCGAGTGGGAGGGCTCTCGGCAGATCCAGAACGTCGTGGCTCAGGAGTACACGATCGTCAACCGCCTCTGGGAGTTGACCTGCGGCATCAAGCGCACGGACCTCGAGGACGACATCTTCAACCTCTTCGGCGCGACGCCGAAGCAGATCGGCAAGCAGGCGAAGATCCTCCCCGACCTGCGAACGATCTACTTGCTGCAGAATGGCAAGACGATCGACACGTTCGACGGCGTGCCCTTTTTCTCTGGCTCGCACCCGGTTGACACCTACAACAGTGGTGCCGGCACCCAGTCGAACCTGTTCGACAGCTCCACCGTCGGCGTCACCCCGCTGACCCAGGCCAACGCAGCGACCGTGATCGCAGCGATGGGAAGCCTCATCGGTCGCGACGGGAACCCCTTCGGATTCTGGCCGTCGGTCGTGATGGTGCCTCCGCAGCTCGCCTTCCAGGCACACCAGATCTTCGACATGCAGTTCATTGCCCAGGCGCTGACCGGGTCGGTGAGCGGCGTCGCAGTGACGGAGAACGCGCTGCGCGGAGCCTGCACCGTCGTGGTCAACGAGTACCTCGCGAACGACGCAAACACCTGGTACATCTTCGACCTCCGCGACGAGGAGTTCCGGCCGCTCACGTGGCAGAGCCGGAGCGCCCCTGAGTTCGTGTGGCTCAACCGCCCGGACGACGCCAACGTCTTCATGCAGGACAAGTTCCTGTACGGGAGCCGCATGCGAGGCGAGGCCGGGTTCGGCCTCTACTTCACCGCAGCTCGCGCCTCCAACTCGTAGTCGGCAGAGGGCCGGAGGATGGGTGGCGGCGCCCATCCTCCAGGCCCCTCCAATTCGCCGCCCAATCAGAAGCGCCGTTCCCCGACATCGAGTGCGGGAGAAAGCGGAACCATCGTGGCAAACCAGACCCCCACACCGCAGCACAGCAGCGCCCCGACGTCTCTCTCGGCTCCGCCCGCGTTCGTCCGGGACGACCCCACGCAGCAGCGCCGAAACTGGGAGGCTGGCCTCCCCAAGTTCGAGGTCAAGATCGTTGCCCGCGCCAAGGACGGTCGCAAGAAGACCTTCGCAGGCGGCTACGCCGACAAGGATGGGACGCACGTCTCGGCCTACGCCTTCCGGGCGGACGGTCGGCAGCGCACGTTTCGGTTCACGCTCGCGATGGTTCAGCGCCTCATGCAGAACCGTGACCTCGACGTCGAGCTCACCTCCGACGTCATCGACGCCATGCGGAAATTCCTGGGCCCTGAGGCGAACATGCCTCGCCCGCCGAAGTCGGTCGCCGAGACCATCAAGGATCTGAAGGCTCGGGAGAAGGCCATCGAAGACAACGATACCGAAGACGATGCAGACGATGACGAGGAGGCGGAGGGTCTCGCCGAGGTCCGGCAGGCGCCACTGCTCTCGTCCGCGGGCCAGCGCGAAGTGATCCCCGTGGAAGAGAACGCGGAGGTCAAGCCCTCGAAGAAGTAGCTCGAGCGCCAAGCCGCGATGTCCCAGTACGCCCAGCCATCGGACCTTGCCAACTACGGCCTCAGCGCGGCCGCGTTGGCATCGTTCACGACCGACGAGCAGAATGCTGCGCTCGAGGCCGCGAGCGACGAGGCCGACGGCTACCTCTGCAACCAGTTCACGCTGCCCTTGCTCGCCTGGAAGACGGATCTCACGATCAAGGTCTGCAAGATTGCGGCGGAGACGCTGATCTGCTCGCGCGGGTTCAACCCGGAGGGATCGGACGAGACGTACATCATGCAGGCCGAGGCGGCCCGGCGCTGGCTGCGCGACGTGTCGTCCAAAAAGACAACGCCGCAGGTCACCGACAGCTCGCCGAGCTCCGCACCGGGCGTCACGACTGCGACGGGCCCCAAGGTCTTCTCTCAGCCGACGCGCGGATTTTCACGCGTGCCTCCCAGGCCTGGCGGCGGCTATCCGCCCGGCCGCGGCGGCGGGGGAATCTGGTAGCCATGGCCGGGATCTCAGGCGTGCGCGGAGACTTCGCGAAGCTGACCAGGAGCATCCAGGGCCTTCAGCGCTTCCAGGCTGACTGGCGCAAGGATCTGTCAAAGGTGCTGGCGGCCACGGCCAAGGCAGAGGTTCTGCGCGGCTTCCGCGAGCAGGTCGATCCCTACGGCAACAAGTGGGCTCCGCTCGCCCCATCGACCCTCGCCGGTCGCAGGCCAGGCCGTCGCACCAAGGGCTTCATCGGGCCACTGGAGGGGGCGAAGATCCTACAGAACTCCGGGCGCCTCCGCCGAAGCTTCGTCGCCGTGGGCGAGCCAGACGGTGTGCGCATCTCGACGAACGTGATTTATGCCGGCGTCCACCAGTACGGACACACGTTCCCGCCGCGCTTGAGCGCGCATCCGGTCACGATCCACTTCGGCAAGAACGGCAAGATCATAGGGCGGCGAGGCAAGGGCGCTCCGGCTCGGTCCTGGACCGGGCACATAACCACAGGCCGGCGCACTGTGCCGCAGCGCCAGATGATTCCGATGGGCCGCGGCGGCCTGCGCTGGAACGCGGCTTTCCAGCGAGACACGAAGGCCTTCTTTGCGCAGCGCTTCTCGCGAGGTCTGCTGCCGTGATCGTCGACATCTACCAGGCGATCGTCGCACAGATGGTCGCGGAGTTCGGCGGTGCTCCGTTCAACTACACGCCGGCTAACTTCTCTTTCGGCGCAGAGTTCCTCAAGTTCGAGGGTTCTCCGCCGCGCTTCGTGTTCGTGCCGGACGACGAGCACCCGAGTGGTCCCGTCAAGGGACCCTACGGAGCGGAAGCAATTGGGGCGCCGCGCGCACTCTTCGGAAGAAATGCGCCGATCGAGGTTCACTGCTGGGGTGCTGATGGTGGCACCACGGGAGACCCGATCACGCCTTATCGAAACTGCGAGGTCATGTACCAGCAGATCTCGCAGGTCATCCACGAGTTGCTCACGCCCAAGTCGTACGAGTCGATGGGTGGTCGCTTCGAGCAGATTCAAACGACGAACCGATTTGGCCGAGCGTTCGTTGCGAAGTTCCTCTGGAAGCTGCCGATGGTCAATCCGACGCCGACCATGGTCGAAGTCACAGAGATCCAGGCGAACCTGTCGAGCAACGGCACGTTCGACGGCAACCCCAACGTCGAGATGGAGATCCCCGCGCCATGAACAACATCATCGGAAACCGAGGGAGAGGTTCGGCTCGAAGCGTCAGCCTCGTGAAGGGCAAGGGCTTCTTCCTCGTCGCTCCGAAGAAGGGGCAGAAGGCGCCGAAGGAGCCGCCCAAGGCTCTCCCCCCGATCGCGGGCTCCATCGAAGCTCATGCCATCACGCTCGGGCTCATCGGCAAGGACCGCTGGAAGGGGCGGGCGGCTCGCGCGATTCGCCGCTGGCCAGCCGGCGCGATTGTCAGTCTGGACGAGTTCAAGGAGGCCGTCAAAGCGGCCACCTCCATGAAGATCTCGGCACGTTGACCAAGAGGTAGCCAATGGCGATTCCCCGCATCCAATTCAACGTCAATCCGAACGGCATCCCCATCTCGCCCCCGCGCACCGGGCAGGTTCCGCTCATCTTAGGGATGTCCGCGACCGGGCCCTCGGACACGGCGGAGTTGATCGCCTCGTTCACGCAGAACGAGGACAACTATACCGCGGGTCCGCTGCCCGAATTGGTCGGAGCCATGATCGACGCCGGCGTCCCAGAGGTCATCGCCTGCCGCATCTTCTCGGGATCGGTCGGGACGTTCACCCACACCGGATCGGGCAGCCCATCGCTGCCCACCGCGAGCGCCAACAATCCGATGGGCCCGTACGGATCGGCCGTGTCGGCCGGCGTGACATCAGGGATCCTCGTTTCCATCGTGGTCGGTGGAGCTCTCGGGACGGCGACCTACAAGTACAGCCTGAATGGTGGCATCACCTATTCCGCCGCCCAGACGCTCCCGGTCGGGGGGGTCGTGGCGTTCCCCAACACCGGCGTGAGCTACACGTTTGCCGCCGGGACGTACGTGGCTGGCGACACCTACACTGGAGCGATCACCGCGGCGACCGGCTCGATCGGGTCCGTCACGCAGTCTTCCGTCACCCAGGGCACGGCCCAGGGCGAGGGCGGGATCACCGTCAGCGGCAGCCCGGTCGACACCTACGAGGTGATCGTCCAGATCGTCGCGACCGGAGCATGCGGCGGGACCGCTGGCCAAACGCAGGGCCAGTTCGTCTACTCGCTGGATGGTGCGCAGACCTGGAGCAACCCGGTCGGAATCCCTCCCCAGGGAACTGGAATCCACATCGGAGAGAACGCGGAGATCGAGATCCAGTTCTCGAACGATGGTGTCGAGGCAGCGATCGCGCTCATCCCGAGCACGACCTCGCCGGACGGCATCTCTGTCACGGCCAACGCCGTCGGCACGGCGTACAACGCCATACAGATCGTCATCGGCATGGGCGGCGGTGCAGGCACGACGGCTTCGGCTTCGTGGAGCGGCAACGTCTGCACGGTCGTGGGCAAGACCTCTGCGACAAACACCGCGATCGAGGGCGCGATCAATTCCGCCAGCGGCACCGTGCCACTCTCTGGCGTGACCGCGGCAGTCGTCGCGGGCGGAAGCGATATCGGTGTCGCCTTCTCCGGGAATCTGACCGGGGGCCTGAATGCGGGGACGGGCACGACGCCGTACTTCATCCAGGGCGACCAGTACGCCTTCACGACGACTGGCCCGGTGTATTCGACCACCGACCTCTCGAACGCATTCCAGGCCGTGCTTAGCCAGGCCGGTCTGACATTCGGATTCATCGTGATTCTTGGGCGTCCTGCGACGGCCACGGCCGCGTACACGCTCGCGACGACCGTTGACGCGCTGATGACTGATGCAGCGGCGGATTATGCGTTCGCGCGCGTCTTCATCGAGACACCGCCGGACACGTCGACGGCTTCGATCGACAGTTCGCTGCAGTCGGCGTTCGCCAACCCCGACCTGCCCAGCTACCGGGTGTGCGTCGGCGCCGGAGACATCGCCTTCTCGACGCCGGATGGGTACGAACTCCAGCGCTGCGTCACCTGGGGGGCGGCCATCCGATGCGCGCTCAGCAGCCCAGGAATCGACCTGGCCTGGGTTGGCGCCGGCCCGCTGAATGGCGTCTCGACCATCTATCGCGACGAGTCGGTAACCGGCGGGCTCGACAATCTCGGCTTCATCACCGCCCGCACGTTCCGCGGCAAGCAGGGATTCTTCCTCACGAGCGCGCAGATCATGGGTGCGATCGGGAACGACTTCCAATACCTTGTCGCTGGGCGCGTGATGGACGAGGCCTGCACGACGGTCTATCCGATTCTGCTCAACTGGCTGAACGCCGAGATCGAGGTCGACCCGAGCGACGGCACGATCACCGAGGACCAAGCCCGGACCATCGACGGCGAGGTCAACAAGGGCCTCTACGACGACGTCGTCTCGCCCGGCGATGCGTCGGGGGCTCAGAGCCTCGTCGATCGAACCAGCGACATCCTCGCGACGTCGACGCTGATCGACAACGTGGCGATCGTACCAAACGGATACGCGCGGCAAATCGAGGTCAACATCGGCTTCGCGATTCAGCTCTCGAACGCCGCATAAGGAGAAGCAATGCCCGATTTCCCGTCAATCAACGGCAACGACTACGGCTACTCCTCGATCTCGATGTCGATCACGGGGATTCCGTTTCCGATCACCGGCGTCAAGGACCTCTCGTTCAACGATGACCAGAAGCCTGGCAAGGGGCGAGGCTTCAACCGGCAGGTCGTCCGGCGCTCGAGCGGTGTGTACGAAGCATCCGGATCGCTGACCTTCTACAAGGCGGCCTGGAACGTCTTTCTCGCCTCCCTACAGAATCTCGCGAGCCAGCAAAGCCTCGGATATAAGGAGGTCGTCTTCGACTTCAAGGCGAGCTATGGCGAGGTAGCGGTAGGGCTCTCGAGCGACGGCGTCCACGGGATCCGCATCACCAAGGACAGCGA